TTTTTTTTTTTTTTTTTTTTTTTTTTTAATTATTTCCGTAAACAAAAGAAACCGTACAATACAGGAAACGTATTGTAGTCGTAGTATTTTAATTGTTACCTGGTCATCAACAGGCCTGTTATTGTCAACAGTTAAATCATTTTAGTATCAATCAAATCTTGCAATTCAATTTCACCGGACAATACAATGTTACCAATCACATAATTGTTAATAGTGGACACGCAACCAGAGGTTGAAACCATCAATACAGCTGGACTAGCTTGTCTAGCTATAGCTTCATTGACGGCAGAGGTACCGGAGGTGCCAACCAAATCAACAAAATGCCAACCAGGATTCAAGTTGGATGTTACATCAAGTTTAGCTCTATTCCAAATTGGAGTAATGAGTGAATTATACGTTGATGCAACACCAGCATACGAAGTGGCTGTGGAAGCATTTGTACTAGAGCCATCACCAACAATAGCGATGGCAATAGACCCAGATGCACTAGTGGGCTGAACAGGGGAAAATTCAAGAAACAATTTCTTGTAACGCCAACGTGCAAATGAAGATGCTACATTGACAAGAACAGTTGGTAAAGATTGTAGGAAGGATGGTGTGCTTGCAGCAATACCACCTTGGGCAGTAAGAGAAGTGCCAGCAAATCCAGTACCCTGTGCGGCAGATGATATGACACCATCGCGCACATAAGCAATATCAGAACCTATATTCATTTGTGCTTGTAAAATGAATGAAGTGAAAGGGATTGTAATCGGTGCTTGACGAGATGGTCCTTGTCTAACAACACCACGCGAGACCGGTCCCATAACAGTTAGACTACTATTAGACGCCATATTCAAACCCTTATCAGATGGTTTCTTCTTAGGCCTCAACAATTTGGCCTTCAACCGCATAGGTGGCGGTACCATAAGAGCTTTAAATGCTTTAGTAATCTCACGTACTATAGGACGAGAACTTTTGGGTCCAGGATTAGGTTCAACACCATAACGGGTCAAGTCCAATGGAGGTGGCTTATAATGTAGTAGTGTGCACACAGAACTATATGGTGATGTGGTTAATAATTTATTCATGAACTTGCGTAATGAACTCAACGTCAAAGAGCTATGAGAAGTGCAAGGTTCATAAGATTCCACATTGTCAATAATAGTCTTAGTACAAGTACAATGCAAAATATGCTGTAAATCAGGCATGATAAATAATGATTAAAACTGTTCAATATACAGTCAAAGAAACAATTTAAATAAACAATAATGTTAAAACAGTAAACAATTCACAAAGATGAAATAGAACAAATCACAAAGATTAGTGATTTGTGATAGGCATCCGAGCATGCCTAAGCATGCTTGTACTTACAAGCATTACCACGAGTACACTTTCCATTCCTAAAGTCATAACAATTCCTATCCTTATTCTTGGCAGTTGGCTTCGGCATAGAAACACGCATTGGTGAAGGAACAGCCTCTGCACTTGGAGGCGGTGTTGGGTTAATGGGGACAATGACGTCACCATTAACCACAACAGCTTCCTTACCAGGTACGATGGGATTAGGAGGTTCAAACAAGGGAGCATTCAACAACTTATCTGGATCGTTTCCAATACTATCTATCCAGCCCAAATAAGCTGAGTAATCAAAGTTAGGAAATTGGAACATGAACAAGTCACGCATCCATCCACCAGAGTTAACATTTGGGTATTGAGGCCCAATGTTTAATGCAGCATAATTTACATTATCCTTGTTAGTTAATACTTTAGGCAACAGTTTAGGAAAATTATCTGACACAACTGATATGATTTCTCTTATAAAAGGAGTATTCTTATCAGTAAAACTAAACGCAAATACTTTCTCCATAAGTTTTTGTAAAGGAGAGACATTTGATGGTAAAGTTATCGACAAATGTAGTTTTTCAAACTGTCTACGCATATCACAACATGAAGAAGTATCACCAAAGAAAACCTGTGGACTGTAATACCTAGCAAGAAAATTAAGCCCTAACTCTCCCCGAGTAAATGGTTCCAATTCAAGTACTTGGCCATTTGCCTCAGCGGAAGCTATGTAATTTTCCTTAGACATACACACACTTACCCCATCATCCCCAGCAAATAAGCCAGGAACATTCATAGCCTCTATTGATGTAAAATAAGCGCCAGTACAAGGGTTAATAGTTTTCCTAAGGTGGG